ACATCTAATTCTCTTTATGTTATAAACTCTGGAGATACTTTTATATCTGATATTTATATTTGGGGTGCACAAGTAGAACAAAAATCATTCCCAACCTCATACATACCAACAGTAGGCTCAACTGTTACACGCTTGAAAGAATCTTTAACTAATAGTGGTAACGCTGATTTGTTTGGTACAGAAGGAGTTTTGTATACAGAATTTAAGTGCATTAACAACCTTCCAAGTCAGTTTATTAGGGTAATTAATTTAAACGATGGTAGTTCAGGAGATGATAATTCTGTTAAATTATTGAGAAGTAATTCAGTTTCTGATAGGTTTATTGTGCAAATAGAAATATCAAACACAATAGAAGTTTCTCAAGTTATAACTTTATCAGATTCTACTGAATTTAATAAAATAGCTATATCTTACAAAAGTGGAGATACTAAATTTTTTGTAAATGGAGTTTCAGTAGCTACAAAAACAGAAACCTTTACGCTACCTACCTTAAATCAACTAGACCTTTCTAGTTCAACTGGATTTAATAATTTTGAAGGCAACGTAAAATGTGTTGCAGTATTTAAAGAGGCTTTAACAGACGAGGAGCTAATTTGTTTAACATCTAACTAATAAAATATGAGAAGAGTAGGAAAATACGAATTCGATTCTAAGGAGCAATTTGACGCTAAATTAAGAGCTCTAGGAGTAGCTACTGACGAGGAGGGTATAGAGTATCCAACTCACAAGAATAGTGCTGTTAGACTAGGACATATAGTGTTAACTAAAGGAGAATATGACGAGGAAGGTAATGAGGTAGTAGCTCCAATATTAAGCGACAAGTATCACGTTGACGTAGCTTGGTATGGGATAAACGACACTTACGATGAAGAGGGAAACTTTGTGCCTGCTAAACATCCTTACGGTTGGTCTTCTTACGCTATAGAGCTTACAGATAACGGTAGTCATTCATTTTATGGTCTAGACTACTTAAGTTATAAGATTTAAAAAATAATTAAAATTTAAAAAAAATAAAATGTCAATTAATCAAACAAACGAAGAGAGAGAGTTATCTTTCGAAAACGACGGAATAGGATTATTCTTAGAAAGCAGAGAGAGCAACGTAATTAACTCAGGAGTAACTGAAAGAGTTATAGAGGGCGTTAACGAATCAGGACAGATACAGACTTCAGGCGGTGGCGGAGGTAGTGTAGAAGATGAGGAGGCAGGAAATGAGCATTCTAACGGTAGACTTAACGTAGATACCACTGACTACATATTGGAAGGCGGATGGTCTTTTGACAGTAATGCCTTACTGCACACAGGAACTTCTAAATCTTATGTAGGTATAGAAAAGCCAAACGGAACTCAGCTACATAGTATAAATCATATATTTAGATTTGAGGTTAAAGCAGGTAGTGTATCAATAGACTCTGCTGCTGTAATCAAGAATAATCAGATTATGGGCTCAGGAGCAGGAGACTACGGAGTAGGCGTTCACACTATAGACCCTATGCAAGTTTTAGATATAGCAGGAGGTAGAGGAACTATCTACTTACATTCTAGCACAGACGGAACTATATTAGATAACATCTACTTAGAGGCTAAGTAATAAGGTAGAATTAAAGGGGTTATATTAATTTTAAAAAGTGTTAAAAAACTGTTTTTAAATAAAGTATAACCCTTAAAAATCAAAACCTTATGGCAAGTGCTAAAGAAACACTAGACAAGATAGCTAAGGCTATCGGAATTGCTACAGACAACGTTGCGGAATCGGTAAAAGATACTGTAGAGAATGTAGCAGAAACTACAGGAGAGGCTATTGACAATACTGTTGATGCTGTTAAAGAAACTGTAGAAGACGTTAAAGAGGCAGTAGAAGAAACTGTTCAGGACGTTAAAGAGGTTGTAGCTGACGTTATAGACGATGTTGCTGACGCTGTTAAAGAAACAGGAGAGGCGATTGAAGATGTAGCAGAGACTATTGACCCAAATCAAAAGGAGGAGAGTCCTTCTGAGGCTAGAGTAAAAGAATTAGAATCTCAAATAGATGATTTAAAAGAGATTCTTAAAAGAGCTCTAGAGGAAAAGACTGAAAAGACTGAGGATGTAGTACCTACTCCAAAAGTTGACGACAAAGGATTAACACATAGTCCTGAATCTACTGTAAAAACACAAGGTAGAAAAATCGGAAACAAAGGAGGCAGCATTATGTCTAACGTATTTAAGTATATAAACAATTAATAATTAATTTTAAACATTTTTAAAAATGGCAACTACAACAAACATCACAACTACTTACGCAGGTGAAAAGGCTTCAGGATTTATTTCCGCTGCTTTATTAAGTGCTCCAACTTTAGATAAAGGTGGTATCACTGTTAAGCCTAACGTGAAATTTAAGTCAGTAATGCAAAAGCTAGCTGTTGGCGACATTATCGCTGATGCTTCTTGTGATTTTACTGCAACTTCTACTGTAACTCTTACTGAGAGATATTTACAGCCTGAAGATTTTCAAGTAAACTTAGAGCTTTGTAAAAAAGATTTCGAATCGGATTGGCTTAGCATTGAACAAGGTTTCTCTTCTTTCGATGAGCTTCCTAAATCTTTCGCTGCTTACTTAATCGGACACGTTGCTGCTAAGGTTGCTGCTAAAATGGAAGTAAACATTTGGAACGGAGCTAACGCTACTGCAGGAGAATTTGACGGACTAGTAGCTCTTGCTGATGCTGACGGAGACGTAATCGACGTAACTGAGACAGGAGCAACTGACGCTTCTAACATCATCGCTCGTTTAGGTAATGTTGTTGACGCTATCCCTTCTACTATCTACGGAAACGAAGGTTTAAGCATCTACATCTCACAAGCTGACGCTCGTTCTTACGTTCGTGCTCAAGCTGCTTTAGGTTATAAAGACCTTTACCACGTTGGTCAAACCGCTATGGATTTCGAAGGTATCAAATTATTTGTTGCTAACGGTCTTAACAGTGGTCAAATGATTGCTGCTGAAAAAGAAAACTTGTTCTTCGGCTGCGGCTTACAAAATGATATGAATGAGGTGAAGTTGATTGACCTCGCTGACATCGACGGAAGTCAAAATGTTCGTGTTGTTATGAGATTCTCTGCAGGTGTAAACTACGCTATCGGTGGAGAGATTGTTCTTTCTCAAGCATCTTAATAAGAACTAAATTCAATAGGGAGTTGGTTAACTCTGACTCCCTTATTTTTAACTATTTAAAACTATAAAAAAATGGCTTGTACATCATTATCAGCAGGACGCTTAGAAGTATGTAAAGACTCAGTAGGTGGATTGAAAGCAATCTACTTTCTAAACTTTGAAGACGCTACTTTTGCTTTAGACGCAGACGGTTTAGCTACTGTAGTAGAAACTACTCCTAACGCTTACAAATACGACTTAAGAGGTACTTCTACATTTGAGCAATCTTTAAACACATCTAGAGAGAATGGAACTACTGTAGCTGAGCAGACTTTAACAGTTAGCTTAAAGAAACAGGATTCTACTACTCACAAAGAAGTTAAATTGCTAGCTTACGGAAGACCTAAAATCTTAGTAGAAGATAATAACGGAAGTGTATGGGTTGTAGGACACGAATACGGAGCAGAACTTACTACTGCAGCTACTTCTACAGGAGCAGCTATGGCAGATAAGAACGGATACGAATTAACCTTCGTAGCTTCTGAAAAAGTCTTAGCACCTTTCACAACTGAAACACTTAGCACAGCTTACAGCATAACTGTAGGTAGCTAATAGTAATTCTTACTAAAAATTAAAAGAGCTCTACTTAATTGTAGGGCTTTTTTTTGTTCAGTACCTATACAAAAACAATACACATAATATATAACTATAACATTATCAAAACAAAATATAGTTAAACTTGTTTTTAAATAAAGGATTTTTATGCATTATCTAGATTCAAATACTAATTTCTCAGCAGATATAACTCTAAACATAAATACTAGAGTTAACTCTTCTACATTAGTAGACTTAGAGCTGTATTCTGAAAATGAAAACAAGCTAGTATATTCCTCTACTAGTAACAGCTTAATAGAGCAAGCATATTATCAAACTATTACAGATTCATTTCAAGATAGTTTAGAGGATAAAAAGACATACACCATACTACTTTTATCAGGAGGTATCGTTGTGTATCAGGACAAAATATACGTGGACAGAAACAAAGACTTTACTTCTGAAACTACTAGAATGACAGACGGACAATATACGTCTAATACTACTAATAACGATTACATAATAATATAATTATGAACTTTGATTTTATAAACCTATCAGGCTATGAAATGCCTAAAGCTATTGAGGACAAACGTAAAGAATGGGTAGCTTACGGAGAAGACAATAACTACTACTCCTTTTTAATTGATTCTTACCTACAGTCGGCTACTAATAATGCCGCTATACGTTCTATCTCAGATA